GGGTCGGGGTCACCTAATCCCATCTTATTCATAAAATCATCCATACTGCCCTCCTGAATGTCTTGAGCAGCCTGGCGTCTTGCTTTGTTCAACCAATCTCTCGCAAGAGTATGTGCCTTGGCAAGTTTCTCTGCCCAGATCATATCCTCCAGAGGTACTTGTTCTTTATTGGCAATACATCGACAAATAGATTCTAACCTGAGGCGATATGCAGTAGAAAGCATAGTTACTGTCCTTGTGAAATCCAGTCAGAGATGTCTTTGATCTTTTCGTATTCGCGATACGCAGCATCTGAACGCTCGTTAAGAATGCTCAGAATGTCCTCAACGATTACAGTTTTCTCTTCGTAGTCTTCTAGGTATTTATCAATCGCTTCCTTGAGATAGCGATACCTATGCCACTCAGGACTGTAAGGTTTGTAGTTCATGATAAAAGATTTATATGGTTCATAGCATAGCAGTATCTTCTCAAGGTGTCAACGCTCAATGTAACTAAGCGTGTGGTCTTGAGAGTTGAGTTGATGAATGATAATATCACACCCAACCTTTGGTTCTGCATCACCGCATGTGTAGATGTCACATGCTGCTTTACCTTCCTCTGGCCAAGTATGAATAGAAATATGAGACTCAGAGAGCATACAAATAGCAGTCACTCCCTGAGGTTTGAACTTATGAGATATTGTTTTTAAAACTGTGGCACCACTTGCTACAGCAGCATCCTCCAGTAAACCCACCAAATACTTTTCATCGTTTAAACGACCAAAAGCACACCCATAAAGATTTAAAAGATAATGTTTACCCATCTTCTTCAGGTTCTTTTAAAAGATTGGTTACTATTTTTTCGGTCCCATGCATCTGAAGAAGATCATAGTAGTTCGACTTCATATACTTTTTAATTTTCTTGTATTTTTTTGTAAGTTTTGCAACCGCATCGATATCGATTTCAATCTTGGCATCTTTGCCAGTGCGATCGTCTCCTCCTCCTCCAAATCCAGCACTCATGATCCCTTACCTTTCTTTTTCTTTGGAGCATTCCCCCAAAGTTTAGGGTTAGCTCTACCTTCTGTTTGTCTCATAGTAACAAAGTCACTACGATATTTGTCCCAATAATCATCAAAAATATCTACCTGTTTTGCTCCCATAGCAATATCATAGCGGATGGAACCATCAAGTTTATACTCTATGATGAATGCATTATTGGGCAGAGAACGGTCGAGTGCCAGATCTGGATCACAATCTTCATGAATAACTTTACAACCTTTCCCCATCAGGAACGACCTCCCCATTGAATATCTGGATAGGCTTGTTTGACATGATCGAGAGTAATCTTATACTTCTCGGACAAGCGCCCATCCTTAATCAGAATAATAATCTCTGCTTCCTTAGGATGCAATCCCCTAAGAAGATTAATGAACATCATTTCACGACGAATCGTGTTCAGTCCACCATTACCACCTTTGATGAAGTTATAAAGGATCGTCCACTCCTTGCGGAGAGATGATTTCCTCCTCCCATCCATATCCTGTGCGGTCGCAGACTCCCCTCCAGACGCCTCTTTAGCAATGTTGTCGGAGAGACTTCCACTATAGACTGATTGATCCTCTGCTTCGCCGTAGGGAACGTCTCCAGGGGGCAGCAGAGAGATCACAGAGTCATCAAAGTTCCAGATGAAGATTGCCTTCAATGAATCGTGCTCATACTTCTTTAGAACTTCTACCTTTTTTGCTTTTGATCGTTGCTTAGATGCAAGTTCCAGAACTTCAAATGCAAAAGGATTGATTGGAAGTTCTGGAATTGGTTTTTCAACTCTCTTCTTCTTCGTCGTCGAGCTCGTCATAACTGTTTTCAAATCGTACTGCTAAAATTTCATCGGGGACCACGTTACCATTCTCATCAAACATCTCTGGGTGTGTATAAACTGGTTGTGTTTGGTAGACGTGCTCTTTTGCTAACCATCCTACCATACCTCCAACAAAAAACATCATAATAGAAACTAATGTTCCGATGGTGAGTGTTACTGCTAACATTTTCTTTCTCCAGAGATCTAACTTTTCTTGATATTCAAGTAAATGTTAAAGTGAAAAGTGATCTCTCGTCGAAAGAGAGAAACCATCTTACCAAACTTTACTTGAAAAGTTTTTGGTGGTTCGGGTCTTCTCCTCCTATTACGTAGTAGTAACTCAACCCCACGATTGATGTGGGTTTCATCATTATTTAGAGGTCTTTCTCCTCCTCCCTGGCCTCTTATCATAGAAGTATTTTTCGGCATCGTCAAGCATCTGCTGTAGGTAAAGTTTTATTTTTCTTGCTTCAGGTTTGGATATGTGACCATATCCTTCTCTGAGTTGTTTATGGATGCTATCAGATCCACCCTCAAGATATTCATCCAAGTCTTTCACAAGACCTTTGATTTCAGTGCATGTGGGACTAGATAAAAACTCTTCTACCTGATCCCTCTTTGCTCCTTTACTTTTGAAGTATTGGTAAATGTTGATAAGTTGTCTTCCTTCAAACGCTTTGTCAATAGCAACTTCAACATCATAATATACGTCGTAGAAGGAGTTGTTTTCCATTACACCAAACTTTGTTCCTTTAGATATTTGATAGTGTCAGTGCATCCACCCAGATTAGTTTCACCAACTTGAACTTGTGGGAAAGTTGATCCCTGTCCAAACTTTTCATAAAACTCTGTTCGATTATAGTCTGTACCGAGTTTATACACAACGTGTTTCAGTTCGGCTAACCTCATAACTTGCTCAATCTTAGAGCAGTAAGGGCATCCATCTTTTGAGTAGATTACAAAGGTCATTTGATTTTATATATGTAAAAGGAATTTTAAGAGGCGTTATTCCTCCTTTGACGATAACGAACTCTCTGTGGTTTTTCTTCTGGATTGTTAGTATCCATCCAATCTATGATAGCATTTTTTCTTGCTTCAGTAAAGAACTCTTGATTTTGATACCACTCCATCCAAGGAGTATGACTCTTATCTCTATTACAAGACTCACAACATGCTAACACATTGTGAGTATAGTCAACTCCTCCTTTGGAACGAGGGACTATATGGTCGAGTGTAATATTCTTTTCTGATCCGCAATACGCACATTTGTTACCCCATCGCTCTCGTATCTTTCTCCTCCAAATCCTTTTCGCTTCTGCAGAACTAGTTGTCGCTAGATTGAATAGGTACGCTTGAGAGGAGTGATAGAGTTCCATGCGGTTATGCAACTATCATTATTTATTTTTTGAAACCTTTGGTATCTGGTTTCTTCTTTACATCCAGAACTTCGATATGTGACAAAAAAGGACTTCTATTAAACCAAATAGATCTCGCAGACTCCCAATCCATCACAACAACACTATCACCACCCTTAGATATGACTTTGTAATGGTGACGATCATAGTCTTCCTCTGATGTCAACTCAAAGTATTGAGGATCAGTTGGTTTGATCAGTTCCATGACGTTGTTTCAGTTCAGAGTTAGGTTGAGATGGGACAGTAGGGTTTCGGGATAGATTTTTAATCACGATGAAGGCATCCTTATTATACTTACGGGTGCCTTTTACAGGTGCCCATTTAGTTCCTGCACCTTCAATCTCATATACAGATGTACCCCCGATCTCTACGGCAACATCATCATAACAATCCCATCCAAGTTCTGCGATAGTTTCTTTGATTTTATCATGCACTGCCTTCATCACAGCAGCAGATTTGCGCTTTGCAGTCAGCTCATCATTCATGACATCCTCATCTGGTTCAAGATTTCCGTGCATAAAAAAAGAGGGCGTAGACCCTCTTAGTATAACATTAATCGTCACGTTTGTAAAGATTCTCTAATCTTTCTTTAGAGAGATCAACATACATGACCTCATCCCCTGGATTAGGTGCCTCTGGATGACGTGGTTTAGGTTTAGGTTGATCCATGACCTTATTGATGTCACGGACATTAGACCACATCAGTGCAAAAGCACCACCTGCGATGAGAGAAAAGCACACACCGTAAACAAAAACAAGGTAGTGGTTCACAGCGCGTTACCGCGAGGAAGAACTTCTTCTGGGAAGATGAACTGCTCATGTGGTTGGTCAACTGGTGCCATCCATGCACGAAGACCTTCGTTCAGAAGGATATTCTTCGTAT